CATACGCGAGTTTTCAGTTTCGCGTACCAGGTATCAGTTCGGCGAAGTGGGCTAATGTAGCCGCCCTCGTCGCGCAGATAGAGGGGTCATCCCCCGGTGCTCGTTCGAAGATCCCGCCTATTTGGCCTTTCGGCTGGAGGCAGGGTGGACACGGACCCATTATGGGTGGACCTATGAAACCGCCTGATTTCGGCACTGGCTAAGGGGCTATCTCTTGGAACTTCAAAAGCGTTTCGCAACACTCCTGAAGTTCTTAAGAGGTACAACTCTTGCACCAGACCGGATCCAGATGGTTGAATGGGAACCACTCCCTATGTGGGATTTCAACCTTCTTAAAACGAAGGCAACCGTTCATACAACCTTGAAGGAATTTCTCCTTGACGATTGCATTAACAAGTCCCGTAACGGGCGCGGCGCAGACGGGTCTTACAAGCCCGACCTTCACCGTAACAGCCGACACTGCTCCCCCCGGTAACCCGGGTAAGCAGTACGCGGTAACAGCACTGGGCGGCACCCAAAGCGGAGTAGTGACACACTCCGTTGCCGCCCCGTTCACGACGAACTTCACTCGGCCGGCGATCCTTAAGACTCTTGGACCGCTGAACCCGATCACGAACGTTCCACGTGCCACGGCACCGAACAAGTACTCTCAGATCACCCGCAAGGGTGTCTTGCCCCTCGCGGGGCAGCCGTATCAGGTGATGGTTGCCCGTACGGATACTGAAGTGCCTGCCGGCGCAGACGTTGCCGATCCGACCTCTGTTAGGTCGTGTCTTTCGTTCCACAACGGAGCGATGGCTCAGCAGTCTGCTGGGTATGGCGACACGTGTGTTAACGGTATCCTCTAGGGTCATGCCTTAGACGTACTACCCGCGGTTTTTTATTGCTTGTGCCGCGGATAAGCTCCCGTGTAGGGAATCCTTCCCTACATATTAACTATCTTTGCAGGAGTTCTATATGTCTATGACATCGAAAATCAGCTTCCATGCTATGACCCGTCAATTGAGGGGCTCGTTAACTACGCAGCTTGCACACCTGAATAAGATGGAAATCCTCTACGACCGCCTAAAAGCGATCGAATCTCGCGCCGAGGAAGGTTGGGACCCAGAATTAAAAGAATGGGTCCTGATCTGCCAGGACGAGACGCCCGAATATACCCGGTTAACGGAGGAGTTCAATGTTACCATCAGGTACTTCCGTCGAGCCGTACGCGATCATCTGCGTACGTTCGATACGAAGTTTAGCTGCCGCACTGAATGGGAGTGAGGAGAAGCCATGCGTGTTAATGCTGGTGCTCTTTCTCGCGCTCTACATGCCGATCTCTCGGTCCATATCGACACCCAAGCTCTACTATGGGATGTCCATGCTCCCCCTCACGAGGTAGCTTGCTATCTTTTGAGGGATAACTTCATGAAGAAATTTGTGGAGGGGACGGAACCTTCTCCAGAAGCCTGCAGCGCCGCGTTAGATAAATTTGACGCGGTTAACGAACGCTGTAAGAACTGGATATATAGGCCCGAGCATGATGTGGACGCTGAATTAGTAGGGGGCCTTCAACAAGCCCTCTACGAGTTCTGGTACCCTAAAACGGATCCAGAACATGGTCCCCTTGTCTCTGATTACCGCGAGATCTTCTCACGCGGTGGTTCAGGTTCTGGTGCGAGCTTGCTTGCACGAGATTGTGACTTCTATACGAAGTACTTCGAGGGTCCATTGTCAGCTAGTACGGAAGATCTCTCCATTGTTTGGAGACGCTGCACATCCATGACAGGCCTCTGGTCGGAAGCCGAAAGGTTCCGCGACGATGTCCACGGTACTGTAGTGGTAGAGTCAAGCAAACTTAGCTTCGTCAATAAAACGACGAAAATTGCCAGGACTATATGCACCGAACCTAGCATCAATATGTGGATGCAGAAAGGTGTAGCAAGTCTTCTCGAAGAGCGCCTAAAGCGTTACTACGGGATTGATATTCGTGGTCGTGTCAACGACCGAACTGGGATTCGCGAAAGCGAAGCACAGCCGGATATCTCTAGGCAAATGGCCTGTGCGGGTTCTTACGACGAACGTTTTGCAACGATCGATCTTGAGTCCGCATCTGATTCGCTTGGCCTTAAGATGCTCGAGCTTGTTCTCCCGAAAGGGATGTTCAAGTTACTCTGCGCACTTAGGTGTCAGTCGACGATCCACCCTAACAAGGGTGTTGTGCCACTGCATATGATCAGCACTATGGGTAACGGATATACTTTTCCGTTGCAAACAGTGTTGTTCTGTGCGGTAGTTAAGTCCGTTTACACCTATTTAGCCATCCCATTTAACCGGTTTGGCAAAGCAAGTGATCGCAGCTTTAGCGTCTTCGGTGATGACATCATCGTGGATACGAGGGCCTCGCGGCTTGTTCTCAGGTTGTTACACCTCCTGGGGTTTGTGGTGAATAAGGATAAGACCTTCGTTGAGGGTCCGTTTCGAGAATCCTGTGGCGCCGATTTCTACCAAGAAGTCAACG